TGCATTAGTGCCTCTATTTCCTTAGGAGAAACATCCTTAAAAGATGTCTTCTCCTCTAATATGTTACTTTTCTGTAACATATTTGTATTATCTGTATCTGTTAAGCGGTCTTTACAGGTTTGTAGCGTGGTCTTAACAGGTTCTAACGTGCTCTTAACAGGTTGTAGCGTACGCTTAACAGGTTTAGAATTACATATTTCTTTAAAAGTATGCCATTTAAAGTCATAAGTATTATACTTACTACCTTTCTTGTTATCTTCTGAAGGTACTAATATTTGTAATTCTTCTAATTGTCTAAAGTAATCTAATACACTATGTCTTGTTTTACCTATCTTATCTGCATAGGTATTATGACACCATTGTACTCGACCATTCATACTAATATCACTTAACATTACAGTAAGTAATATTTTAAAATGATCTTTCCAGTAAGTGGAAGAAATTAATAGGTTGTAAGTGTGGTAGTAGTTACCGTCTCTCTTGAGACCATCGAAGATGGGTTTGTAATCTTGTTTCATTGTTTTCAATTATTATTAAGTTAAAGAGTGCCATTCTTATTTAGTATATCTATCCGTTAAATCTTGGTGATTTTCACGAAACTATAATTATTATACATGTTAATTAGAAAAAGTTTCATTCTTAACAGGTTTCATAATATGAATACTGACAACGAAGCAGAAAAAAGCCCCAGGGAAATTGACGGCATTGACTGCCTTAAACCTGGGGCTATAACCATTAGTGCAGAGTTAAAATCATGGGCACAAACTGTCTCTGCGGTTTTTGTAGCTAGCTGAATATATTAAAATCAAACAAAATAACTATAGAAAAGTGTATTCAACTGTAAGATTGCTACAATACTTATACTCAAATTAATGAGTTAGTTTCATTAAAGTAAGATCTCTGCGTCTATCTCTTGCGTCTCTAATAACTCTTTGATAACTACATGAGAAAGAGCTAGGATATCAGAACCCTCTGCTGCTCTATCGTATGCAACTTGCTTTACAAGTTTGATATTTCTAGAGTCAATAGGTTTTGCTCCTGCTTCGAATGCTGCTTCATCTTTGTAGATTTCTGCGTAGCATTGTAGAGATTTTCCTTCTACGTTATCTATTACTGCAACTCTACCATAAGAGTTTGGTAATACGAAACCATCTTCTGTGGTTAATTGTGTTGTAATGTTTAAAGCCATAATATTATTATTAATTATATTTTGTTAAGTTATATATTTGTTTTAATTATGCTACTACTAAAGCACCTGCATCAGAAACTGTAACTGAAAACGTTGTACCATTAGGACTAGTTAATTTAATTGAGTTACCGTTACCAATAACCTCTAAGTTTGCAACTGCTGTTGTATTAGCTGATGTTGAAGCTACTCCGTTAAAAGCAGCTGATCTTGTTTGTGCTGCTGTAGAATAAGTTCCAGCAAAAGAACCATCTCCACTTGCTGTAGAGTTTCTACCAATTGCTGTACCACCATCCGCACTTGCTTCAGCTTGTCTACCAATTACTACGGCATTTCCACCAGATAGTGTACTAACTAAACCAATTTGTACTGAGTTAGAAATATCAGTGTTACTTCCTTGTGTAGTTGAAGAACCTATAATTACAGTGTCATTTGCACTTGTAGTACTAGGTGGTCTAACATCATTACCAATACCAATGATTCTGTGGTTACCTTGACTAGTTAAATTAGATCTACCTATTAATATAGTATTATCTGCACCAGCGGCACCAACTTCTGTTTCTGCACCAATGGCAATACTTGAAGATTTTCTTGCTTTAGCTCTATCACCTATTGCAATTGCTGCATTAGTTGAAGAATTTGTTTCTGCTGCATTACCGATAGAAACACCTTGATCAGCTCTTTGAATTGTATTAAATCCAATTGCCGTACCCCATGCTCCTAAAGATTGAGTACCTCTACCAACTGCTGTTGTGTTAAGTGAACCTGTAGTAGATGATCTTCCTAATGCGATTGCACCAGCATTACCATTACCTAAGGCATCCATACCAATAGCGGCACCTTCACCTAAGTTATTTTCAGCACCGTTACCAATTGCCATACCTACACTACCAGCTGCATCAGCTCCTGCACCAATAGCGATACAGTTACCACTTCTTGCAATAGCATCAATACCATATACTGTACAGAATTCTCCACCAACTTGTGAAGCATTCTTACCAATTACTGTGTTTCCACCATTAGATGCATCTACTCTAGAGGCTGCATTTTGACCTAATACAATATCACCAACACCTCTTGCTTGTGCAGCAATAGTTGTTAAGGTTCCAGCTGATTCCATTGAGTCAGTTTCTGTTCCTGATATTAAACCAGCAGAACCACCTCCACCACCAGCTGCATCGATAGTAATACTACCTGCTGCTTCGGTTAATGTAATGTTTGTTCCTGCTGTAAGTTGTACTGTGTCAACTGTAGCATCAGATCCTGTTAAAGTAATATCTACATTAAGACCATCTTGTGCACTAGCTAAATCGTAAGTAGTATCTGAAAGTGTTGATGAAATTGTTACATTTCCTGTAGCTTGATCTACACTAATTCCAGTACCAGCGATGATACTGTCTACTCCTGCAGGTAAACCTGTTACCGTTGCACCAGAAAGATCCAGAGTTCCTGTAAAACTTGCTGAAGCTGTTCCTATAGATAGAGTAGAATAGTTTCCTAAACCATCTGACATTATTTTTTCAGTAGCGCTTAGTGCGCCATTGTCCGTAGTTTTTAAGAGACCTTGGTAACTCGTATTAATTGCATTCCCTGTAAGTGCTGCCATAATATATTATCTATTTTAATTATTTTTAATTCTTATCCTACGTCCCATACTCTGGATTCTGCTTCCCAGTTTCTAGTATCTAGATTCCAAATGAATGGAGGAGGAGTTGGAGGTCCACCAGCACATACATCTTCTGCGATTGCATTCCACCATGTTCCGTTTAATGGTTGTGATATACCATAGTAATTTGCTAAGGCAATAGTCCAACTTCCATTAACTGGAGATGTTATGCCTAAATTATCACAAACTCTTTGGAGCCATGATGAGTTTAATGGCTCTGTAGAACCTTGCCAAATAGCAATTGCGCTAATCCAAGAACCGCCTGTTGGTTCTGTGATAACGTTATTACTTATACATTCAGCGGATAATCTTATTGAGTTTGTAATATCCATATATATTAAATATATTTTCTGTTAATTTTGTAACTATCTTTTAATATTACTATCTTTTCCTTCTTTAGAAAAATAAGCTTTTAAAGATTTAATTTTTTTTACCGTCTTCTTATTGGCAAGTGCTTCAGTCGGGATCGCAGTCTGTGCCGCATTTTTTGTAGATTCAAAGTTTGTCCTATTTTCTTGGTATCTCTGTTTGTAATCCATTATAGTATGTATTCCTCTTATTTGTGGACATTCCTTTACTATTCCATGTTCTGTAAATAGTGAATAATGTTTGATAGTCCTTTAAGAATTCTTTCATTCTTTCATCATAGAATTGAGCTTGATCTAAAGCACTTTCTCTAAGATACTTTAGTTCATCTAACGATGTTTGTGTTGACTCTTCTGATGCACCTGAAACTATACCCTTCTCTACAAATTTGTATTTTAAGTGAGGTAGTAATAAGTATAAGGCATACTGTATTAAAGCCGGTCCAACGTAATTTTTTAAGAATGCTTGTTCATCTGTTGTCAAGTCATTATTTAAAACACCTTCTTTTAATCTATTAAAGAAAGGAGTTCCTAAAGTATCTTGAATATAACTTTGTTGTGCATTTAAGATAGATGGTGTGAGCACATCTATTCTTATATTAGAGTCTAATGAAGTCCATTGCTTCATTCTTTGCTCACTGACCAAAAGGACTGATTCGTTAGCCATCTCTTATTCTTCTATTATTTCTTTTTCACCATCTGGTAGCTCTTGTACTGCATCTTCTATAATTCTGTTAGGTATTACTTCTATTTTAACATTATGGCCAGCAAGCTTTAAGATATATCCAAATGAACTTGTTATCTTTTTTCTTTTAGGTTCTTCTACTGTTCCTTCAAAGTGTGCATAAGCAACCTTAATTTGATCGAGCAACAGAACTAGATCCACTTCCATTAGTAATTCCTAATAGAGCAGGTGAAGTAATTCTCCATGCTGTTAGGATTCTAGTTGATATTCTTTCTTGTAATGTAACATAGTAATCAGAGTTTTCAGCATCGATAGGCTCAATTTCTGGAGCTGTATCGTTATCTGTAAATGATAAGAAGCATCTACCTGCTGACTCTTCACCAGCAAATGTTTCTTCAATTTCTCTATAGATTTCTTTTCTAGCTTCAGGAGTTGGTATACCATTTCTCATCTTAATGAATAGAGATGGTGCTAAACCATTACTTATATTGTTAACATGGAATCTACTAATCTTTTGATCTAGTGTTATATCATTAGTTGCAGCAACATAAGTAGGTAAAGGATATACATCATTACCTGGTGTATAGTTAAAGTAATAATATATTTGTGAAGCATTATCACCTTTGTTATCAGTAGCATCAAATGCTCTGTAAGGTATTTCCTTATATTTTCTAAGTTTACTCCAATCACTTGAATAATAATATTCATTAACTTCATCTTCTTCATCTTTCTTTCCGCTTCTTACATTATTGAAAGGTAAATGGTATATCTCTGCGATTGCCGTTCCTTCGCGGTTCCAAATAACATTAAGAGCATACCCATTAAATAGAGTATAGTCTAAGCTTATTTTTTCAAAGATATCATCTATTGTTTCGCCGTTAGTATTAATGTATTCATCACCAATTAATTCAATACCTTCACCAAATATACCATCTTTACCAGCTTGTGCTGCAGTGTGATGTATCGCTGATGAATCATATAGTTCAATTAGTTTTTGTGGGTAAAGATTTGCTTCACCGTAATACATGTAATCTTTGTTACGAATCTCTTTAATAACTGGTAATGCAGGAGCAGCGAATTGTGCGCCTACTACAGAATAGATACCTTCGTTAGGATTTGGTAATTTCTTTTTCATATCTTAATTATTTGGTCTATAGTACACCACTGATTCTCTTTCTTCAGTTTCTGCTGGAGCGATGTAAGGTTTTTGATTTAATTTACCACCCGGATCAGTGATTACCTTGCAGTAACCGTTTTCATACTCTGTACCGTCTGTGGCTTGAATTGAATAATAGTAAACACCATTATAGTGTCCTTGATTCCAATCTACTGGAAAAGTAATATCAATTGTAGAATATCTCGCATTCTGTAGAGTTCTAGTATAATCTAGACTCTCTGGATCTCTTGAGAGACCGCTCATTAACACAAACTTTCCATTAACTGGAATATCTAT